GGGATCGTGCTGCCGACCGGCTTTTTCGGCGGCAACGGCGGGCTCGTCTCGTCGGAGACGCTGCGCAAGGCCGACGAGGTCCGCCGCGCCGCGGCGGCGCTGGAGGCAACCGAGCCGCAGGAGGCGCCCCGTGGATGACAACGACACCTCGCGCAGGGGCAACATGCGATACCGGTTGTGCTACGACACAGTGGTCGACAGGCATACCGGCGCCCGCAGAAAAGGCAGCCAAGAGCTGCACGACCCTTATGACAAGGCGCTGGCCTTGGACGTAGCGGCGCACATGAACGCCCTGTGGGGTATAGGGCACTGGGTAGAAGACGAAGACGGCGAGCGCGTGGAGGGCAGCAACGATGGCCAGCCTGACTGACGCGCTCTTCGCGGCACGGCAGACGCCGGAGCTGTACAAGGCGCTCGATTTCGACACGCGCCCCGGGCAGCTCCTGCGCCGCATCATCGAGCGCTGCGAGCTGGTCGACAACGGCTACTCCGGCGGGCCGTGCCTCGAGTGGACCGGGCCGTGCTCCGGCAAGCCCGGCCGCGGTCGCGCCAAGGGCCGCGGGCACTCCTACGGCCGCATGAACGTCGACGGCCACACGGCCGCCGTCCACCGGGTCTTCTGGGTGTGCCTGCACGGCTACCTGCCGGCCCGGCGTCACCTCGACCACCTGTGCAAGAGCCGCCGCTGCGTCATCCACTGCGAACCGGTGACGCACCTGCAGAACCAGAGAAGGAAAGCAAAATGACCGGAACGGAATACAAGGTGATGGGCGTCGTGACGTGGCTGGTCGGGCTGGCGATACACCTGTTCGGGGCCGCCCATCCAAATGGTTTCAACGTGACGGCCATCGGTTTGTTTCTGTATGTCGCCGGCGACATCATCAAGGCAATCGAAAGGATCGGAAAATGAGCCCGAGGTATTCCGCCCGTCGAGGCGACCACATCGAGTACAGCATGTGGCTGTCCTTCAGCATGGCCGGCGAGGTGCGCCTGTCGCGCGGCGAGCCATCGCTCGACGCTGGATGGCGCGCCACGCAGGTGACCGTGCGGCTGCCGCTGGCGCTGTTCCGTACGCCGGTCCTGAAGGCGGAGATCGCCGTCCCGGCGGCCGACGCACCCGACTACCGCCTGACCGTCGAGGCTGCCGGCGAGCAGCTGAAGAAGGCGCTCGGGCTCGACATCGACCTTCGTATCGAGGAGCTGAACCGTGATTGACCCGAAGACCCTTGTTGAGCGCGAGCTCGACAGCATCCGCCGCGAGCTGCGCGAACTGGCCTACAACATGGGTCGGGTGCTCTCGTTGCTGGCGATGATCGCTGAAGAGCATCGACGAGGTGCGCAGCCACCGGTATTGGCGGATGCCCGCCTTGTCGACCCGCACGGCCTGTTCGCCAAGGCGCAGGCCGAGACGCAGGGACGCGTTCTCGAGGAGCCTGTCATCCCACCCGACAGCGTGCCCGAAAAGCCGAAGCCCCTACGCGTGTCCGATAACGACGAGTGGTACTACATCCGACGCGACGGAACGGTCGTCGGTCCGGCACGTCGGACGGTGGACGGCCACTACGTAGTCAGCGGGCGGCTGTACGAAGAAAACGGGCGCTCGCTCGGCTGGGGTGCCGAGTACCCCTACGACCTGATCGACTACGCCTGAAGAGGAGACACGACGATGGCACTGAAGGACTTCTTCCGCGCGCTGTTCACGAGCCCGGCGGTGCAGGCCGCCCGGGCGTACGATGAGTTGGCCGCAGAAAACAAGCGGAAGGCCGAGGAGCTGCAGCAGCGCGTGGCCGCCAACTTCAAGAGCTTCAAGGACGCGCTCGACACGCCGGTGATCTTCGCCAACGGCATCGACAACGATCTCCCCGGGCTCGAGGCCGCCCTGCAGAACCGCGCGGTCTGGTATGAAGGGAAGCGCTACGAGCCCGGGCAGACGCTGTGTATAGAGGGCCGTATCCTTTCCCTGCCGTGCCATAGATGGGTCTGGCGTGTCGAGAGCGACGACATGGTCATGCTGTTCGACCCGCGCGGGATGATGCAGTTCGAGGCTCGGTACGTCGACGCGTCCGTCACAGCGTGGGCTGCGGATGGCGGCAAGCTGCACGTCACCGATCTCCCGGCCAGAAATGGCCGCGAGGTGGATTTTGGCGTCGTCACGTTCCGCTTCGCCGTCGAGGACCTGTGATGGCGGAGCGAGGCAAGCCTATCATCGTCGGCGGGCGCAGGGCGTCGAACCGCTTCCAGTGCCCGCCGACGACGCAGATCAAGCTCGTGCGGCAGCTGTTCGACATCGCCGTCGAGGCCGGCATCGGCCCGGCCGAGATCGGGCGCCGCGTCGGCGTGTCGACCGTCACGGCGTCGCGCTGGAAACATGGCTACGCCGACCCGTCGACGTACCACGCAGAGAAACTGGCCGCGGCTCTCGGCTACGAGCTGGAGCTGCGCAAGGCAGATGGAGAGTGAGATGGCACACTGGGCTGACGACAGACGGTTGTACGATGAACAACGGAAGCTGGACGCGGCACAGGCGGACGCAGCAGCGGCTACCATCGCCCGCCTGAAGCGCGAGCTGGGCTCGGCGCGTCACGCGGCGACCGCCGCTACGATCGGCCACGAGCAGCTGAACAGGATGATCGCGATAGCCGACGGCGCCGGCTTCAAAGGGGTGCCTGTAGAGGACGGCATGCGCGCGATGGCGCAGGAGATCGTCGCCCTCCGCGCCCGTGTGGCGAAGATGGAGGCCGACATAAACCAATTCTATTGGCGGCTCGGAGCGCGATGGTTCCTCGAGCAGAATTGGTTCCCGTCCAGCACCCTTGCTGACGCCCCCGACCGGCAGTAGGGTCGCCATCCAAAAGAAAACGGGGGCCAGCCGACCCCCGTTCTCCCGCAACGCCACAGAGATCACGATGACAGAGCAACATGACCGCCAAGACGGCGGAACCAATAGCATCGAGCAGTTGCGTTTGCAACTACTCGCCAACGGCTACAGCCCGATCCCGAACCTCGACAAGCGCACCTTCATGAAGGGCTGGCCCGACGTCACCGTCGACGCCGACGAGATCAAACGCTGGAGCCGGCGGCACAGGCGCTGGACGGCGACCGGCCTGCGCGTCGAGCGCGGGCTGGCCGTGGTCGACATCGACGTCAGCGACCCGGCGGCGTTCGCCGCAGTGGCCAAGGCCATGCGAGAGAAACACCCGGACGTCGTCGAGTGCGGGCTGCAGCGATCCGGCAAGGGCTGCAAGCTCGCCATCTTCGTCAGGACGGCCGAGAGCTTCAGCCGCATCCACACCTGCCGCTGGCTCGCGCCGGGCGCTACGGCCGACGACGACAGCCACAGCGTCGAGATTTTCGGCGGAGCCTCGGCCCGCCAGTTCGGCGCCTTCGGACCGCACACGCTGGCCGACGACGGCAAGGTCGTGGTATCGTACCGCTGGGACGAGCTGGGCGATCCGTCGACCGTCCCCCTCGCCGAGCTGCCGGTCTTCCCGAAGCAGGTCTTCTACGATCTGGCAGACGTCGCCGAGGACACGCTGAAGCGGCTCGGCTTCACGCCGGTGCCGAATTCGTCTGCAGGAGAGAACGATGCTGCCCGGGTCTACGACCTTACCGATGATATGCGATTTGACCTCGCTGACGGTCGAAGCGTGCTACTGCCCGAGCTGCGCCAGCTGGCAGCAGAAACCGAAGGTCTTCGTTGTTCCGCAAGCTGGCTCGAGGGATCACAGGCCAAGCGGCGCGACCGCTGCCTCGTCAGCCTCGACCGCGGCGGAGGCGTCTGCGTCTGGGAGAGCGCGAGCGGCGTAACACACTGCGAGAAGGACCGCGAGCCGCACGACTACGACCTCGACATCGACCGCGTCGCCGAGCGGCTGCGCGAGCTGGACGAGAAGACGCGCAACAGGCTGCATGCCCGCGACGGCGCTGTCGTCGCCGCGACGAAGATGCTGGAGACCTACGCGTTCTGCCCGAACCAGCCGGCCAACGTCGTGCCGCTGTGGGCCACGTCGCTCGACGAGGGGATGACGCTGACCAACTTCCGGCTGCTGCTGACGCCGCACTGCGACGAGGAGATCGGCCCGCGCGGCGGGGTGCGCAAGATCAACCCGGCGGATATCTGGATCGGCGCCGAGCGGCGCGTATCGGTCGCCGGGCTGCGCATGCGCCCCGACATGCCGCGGCCGACCTACGAGGAAGCCGGCAAGCTGTGGGTGAACGTCTACAGCCCGCCGCTGCATGATGCTGCCGACGGCGATCCGGCGCCGGGTATCGAATTCATGGAGAGCCTGCTGCCCGACGTCGGCGAGCGTCGCTGGTTCCTGCAGTGGCTGGCGCACAAGGTGCGCCGCCCGGACGTGCCGGGTCCGGCGGTGATCATGGTGGCCAAGAAACAGGGCACCGGCCGCGGCACGCTCGGCGAGCTGCTGCGTCGCGTGTTCGGGCCGCAGTACGTGAAGCAGCTGCCCTACACGATGTTCGCCGGCAAGAGCTACCAGTCGCAGTATAACGACTGGGGCGCCGAGGCGCTGGTCGCTGTCGTCAACGAGAGCAGCGAGGCGGTCGACGGGTCCATCTACCGGGCCAAGCACTCGGCCTACGAGCACCTGAAGGAGCTGGTCGAGCCGCGGCCGACGCTGCGCATGTTCGTCTGCAAGGGGCGGCCGAACTTCACGGCGCTGTCGTTCACGAGCTACGTCATCGCCACGAACCACGCCGACGCCCTGCCCATCCCGGCGACCGATCGCCGCTTCGCCGTGCTGACCAACGGCGAGCCGCGCGAGGAGGCGTTCTGGCGGCGGCTCAACCTGTGGATGGACGACGAGGCCAACGTCGCCGCGTTCGTCGGCTGGCTGCGCGCCTATGACCTGACCGGCTACTCACCCTTCACGGCGCCATCGCAGACCAAGGGCAAGCTGCAGATGTCGGAGGCCGCGGTCAGCGATCTCGACCGCGGCGTCGAGGAGGCGCTGAAGAACGTCTCCGGCGAGGTGTTTGCTGCCGAGCAGGTCATCGAGCTGACGCGGCAGGCGGCGTCTGTCTACGGCTTCGACTACCCGGACAAATGGGCGCCGCTGGCGAAGAAGCTGGTGCAGTCCATGTGTCATCGCGTCGGCGAGTTCAAGGGCAAGAACTGGCAGCCGATGATCGAGGGGAAGAGATACGCGGTCTATGCCGCAACCGCGGAGGCCGCCGCTCGATGGACGCAGGCCGACGCACTGGAGCTGCGCCACGAGATCGAGAAGAACGGACCGATGTCCGGCAGCAACGTGCTTGTCGGCCTGTTCAAGCGCTGACACACCCCCGCCGACTACGACTACACAGGGCCCGCGCGAGCGGGCCTTTCTCGTCGACTACGACTACAGGGGCGGACACAGCGGCGAGCGACAACGTTTTTTCGTTTAATTTCAAACCTTTAAGGGTCCATTGTAGTCACTGTAGTCAATATATATCTTAGTCTCAATATATAGGATATATGGGTATATAAGCTGTATCTGTGTATTATATACGATCCCCTAGAAAAGCGACCACAACTGCCACACTGACTACAGCGCGCAAAAAAGCCCCGCCGCGGCGGGGCCGCAGGCGGGGCAGTTGTCCTCGACAGGAGGATAGGCGAACAGTCTGCGTCAGACCGCGTCGAGCGCGTCGTAGGGGATGCGGGTCATCAGGTCGAGCGGGTGCTCGCGGGGGGCATCGTAGCGCCCGGCCTCGTCGACGATGAAGCGCGCTCCCGGGCTGACGTTGATGCCCGACGCGCCTTTGTGGAGGAACATGGCGTCCATCCCGACGGCGCGCTTGCCGAAGATGGCGACGTAGGCGCCGCCGCGGGTCTTGTAGAGCGAGTGCTTCTGCACCCCCTCGTCTTCAACCGGGGTCGTGCGGCGCATCAGGGCTTCAATTCCGTACATTGGTCTGGTCTCCTGTCGTTGTTGGCTTGCCTTCATCAGGCCGGAGGGAACCACCCTGCCGGCGACCGCCGGTCACGACCGACGGTTTCGACTGATGTCGTAGATGCGACGCTGGTAGGCGTTTTCACGATTGCGGCGCCATCGTGAAACGGCGCCGCCCAGCTCGTCGTGAGCGAGGATCAGCAGGTTGATCAGCCCGAGGATCAGCAGGATCGTCAGGCCGAAGGCGATGGCGAGGATGAGCACCGCGGCAAGGTAGGTCATGCGCGGGCCTCGATCATGCCGTTGGCGATCAGCGCGGCCGCGGTGCGGCCGAACCACCCCTGCAGACGCCAGCAGGTGCCGGTGTCCACCAGCATCTGCCACGCCTCGAGCTGCTTTTCTTCGGTCAGCTCTTCCGGGTCGATGCCGACGATCTCCGGGTTGCCCTCGGCGATCATCGTTGCTTCGAAAATGGTCATTGTGGTCTCCTGTCGTTTGGCTTGTCTCTTCAGACCGCCGGGTGCCACCCGGCCGGTGAGAGGGCGCCGTCGCGGCGCGCTCTTTCGACAGAGACGGAGACTGTTACCTATCCACGATGTCAAAGAGCCCGGGCGGTAGGTTGGGTGCCCGTGAGCATTTGCGCTCGACAGGGAAGCTAGTACTTCGCATTGGCCCTGTCAAGTCCGTTTGTAAGGGCCCTTCACATGTTTTTACCCGCGAGGTAAGAACGGGCAATGAAGAACAGGGATTTGATCCTTTTGCACGTCGGGCATGTCGGTCGTGAATGCCTTGTGCTAGCGGGCAAGCGCGGCGCGACGATCCGCTC